TAGTGATGTAGATTCTACACAAGCAAGAGTAGTTTTAAAAAATGGTGTATCGTGGCCAACTCTTACTGAACTTAGACAAGGCAATGCTTATGAAGTTCAATATGTTGCTGGTTATGGTAATAGTGCAAGTGATGTACCGACACCTATAATTCAAGCTATAAAATTATTAACTACACATTTATACGAGAATAGAGAGTTAGTGACTCAAATGAGTGCTAATACTATTCCTTATACAGTTGGTCAATTATTACAACCTTATAGAGTTATTAGATTGAATAATATATTAGGAGGATAAATGCCAAGTGTATCTAATATAGGAAAGTTAAGAAATAAAATAACTATACAAAATACAAATTTATCTACTGATAATATGGGTGGTTATACAACAGGAAGATCAACGCATATAACTGCTTTTGCTAAAATGACACCAAAAAGTGGTAAGCAAATTTTTACAGATAAAACAGGAAGACAAGTTGAGAATCCTCATACTTACGAATTTTTAATTAGATATAGAGATGGTATAACAACAACTATGCGTATCTTGTTTGGTACAAGAACTTTTGATATAATAAAAATAAATGATCAAAATGATTTTAAAAATTATATTACTATTGAAGCTATTGAAAATGTAGGTACATAATGCAGATTGATATTAGAGTTAAAAATTTAAAACAAGCTATGGCTAAATTACAAAATCTTGAAAAAGATTTAGAGCCTGACTTTCAAGAAGTTGTAAAAGGTGGTGCACAACTAATTAGAGGGGAAGCTATAAAGTCTATACAAAGTGGTGCTAAATCTGGGATAGTATATGAAAAATATAATCCTAGAAGAACACACAGAGCATCAGCTCCAGGTCAAGCACCAGCTTCTGATACTGGAAATTTAGTAAGTAAAATAACTATAAGACAAGATGGTAAAGATAAAACGAATGTTGAAAGTAATGCTGATTATTCTGCGTTTTTAGAGTTTGGTACAAGTAAAATGGAACCAAGACCATTTATGCTACCAGCTTTTGAGAAAAGTAAAAAACCAATTATTAATGCAGTATTTAATAGAGTTAAGAAAAAAGTTGAGGAGTTAGTTAAATGAGTGATTATGCAGTTGCATTACAAACAGCAGTATATAATGCTTTAATTGGTAATGGTGCTTTAACTACTAAACTCGGAGGAAATAATATTTATGATTTTGTTCCAGAGGGAACTGATTTTCCTTATGTAAAAATAGGAGATCAAACAATGATTGACGATGGAACTAAAACAAAACAAGGAAGTGATTTTACCCTAATCATACATACTTTTTCAAGATATAGAGGAAGTAAAGAGATTAAAGAAATTATGTCGTTAGTGTACGATGTATTACATGAATCAAGTCTAACTATTTCTGGAGCGATGAACAATATGAGATTTGAGTTCTCTGACATCATAAAAGAACCTGATGGACTTACAACACATGGAGTGCAAAGATTTAGAACCTTTGTACTAACAAATTAAAATATAACAGGAGGAATATAAAATGGCGGCAGGAAAAGGAAGTAGCTTTTTATTAAAAGATAATAGTACAGGAACACCAGCAACAGTTGGTGGTCTTAGAAGTACATCTATGACTATTAATGGCGAGATGGTAGATATTACAGATAAAGATTCAAACGCATTCATAACAAGTGGTAATGACAAAGCAAGAACATTATTACAAGGTGGTGGAGTTAGAAGTATGTCTTTATCAGCAAGTGGAGTATTTACAGATTCATCAACAGAAAACAACATAAGAGGTTTTGCTTTTGATGGAGCAATACAAAACTACGATTTAGTATTTTCAGATGGATCTAAGATATCAGGTGCATTTTTAATAACAAGTTATGAAAGAGCAGGAGAATATAATGGTGAGGAAACTTACTCTTTGACTCTTGAATCTTCAAACACAATAACATATACTAACGCATAATAATATTTGAATTATGGATTATACAGATGGGTTTAAAGTGGTAGAAATAAAATTTCAAGGCGAGTCCTATAACGCATTTTACAAGGTCACTAGAAAGGGAGTAATAATCGTTGAAACAAGAAAGGATGTTCCTATCAAACCTTATGATAATATAACAATCGGTGTAGATGAAGTTGTTGTTCAAAAAGTACAAGTTTTTCAAAGCAGGTGTGAACTCACTTGCGAAGCAGTAGCTACAAGTGATATAAAAAAAGCACATAAAACTTTGAAAAAACTTAAGAAAGCTGAACAATCAACAGAAAAGGAAACCGATGGCGAATCAGTATAAAGGCGAAATTAAAGGCAATCTGGGAGGAAAAGATAGAACTTTCAGATTGACCTTTGATTCTATTGTAAATATAGAAAATAGAACTGGTAAATCAATAATGAATATTACCAATGATCTAGCTTTGACTAAATATTCTATGAAAGATTTAGTTATAGTTTTACACGAAGCACTAATGGGAGCAGGAAGTAAAGTAGTTCAAAGTGCAGTAGGAGATATGGTAATACAAACTGGTCTTATTAAAGCAGGTGTTTTAACAGGAGAAGTTTTAGGAACTATATTTACAGGAGAAACTAAAGAAGAAGATTCCCCTTTAGTACAGGGGGAGAACGAGCAGAAAAATACCCAATCCAGCAATACCTAGAAATAGGTCTTGGTGTATTAGGATTCTCCCCTGATGTATTTTGGGGTTTATCAATTAGAGAATTTATGTCAGCTTTAGAGGGTTATAAACTTTCAAAAGGTAATAGGAAAGCTGAACCAACACAAAGACAAGAGTTAGAAGAATTAATGAGGAGATTCCCAGACTAATGGCAAGTAATATAGCAACAATACGAGTAGAACTTATAGCAAATGCACAGAAGTTTAAATCTAATGTAGATAAAGCATCTGGCGAATTAAAAAAGTTTGATAAAGTCACTTCTAAAACACAAAAAGGCTCAAAGAAATTAGCTAGTGTATTTCAAAATACTGCTGGTTCTATTGCGGCAGTACAAGGTCCACTTGGTCCAGTAGCTGGTAGAATTAGTTCTATCGGTGCTATGCTTGGTAGAGTTAATCCTTTGGTTTTATTATTTACTGGTGCATTTGTTGCGGCAGGTGTTGCTATTACTAAATTTGCTAAAGCTGGTGCACAAGCTGAATCACAATTTTTAAAATTAGAAGCATTACTTAAAGCAACTGGTAATGCGGCAAAACAAACTGGTACTGATATTGAAGCTATGGCTAGAGAAATCGGTATCGGTACTTTAGCTAGTGTTCAAGGTGCAAGAGATGCGGCTGGAGTTTTATTAACTTTTAAATCTATATCAGGTTCTACTTTTAAAGAAACTTTAAAATTAACACAAGACCTTGCGGCAGTAGGTTTTGGCAGTATGAAAACTGCGGCACTTCAATTAGGTAAAGCATTAGAAGATCCTGAAACTGGTTTATCTGCTTTGCGTAGAGTTGGTGTATCTTTTACTGAACAACAAAAAGATCAAATTAAAGTTCTTGCTATGACAGGAAAACAATTTGAAGCACAAGCACTTATTATTGAAACTTTGAAAGAACAAGTTGGTGGTGCAGGAGAGGGTGCGGCAGGTGGATTAGCTGGTGCTTATGATACTCTAAAAGAAAATATGCAGTTGTTTTTTGAACAAAACGCATTTGGTGCTATGGTTGTTTCAAAACTAACAGATGGTTTAAATCTAATGAACGATTCATTAGGAAATACATTAAGACAAGTTAAAGAATTACCAGATAATGAAAAAGAATTAAATGAAGTTAGAGAAGAAACTCTTAAATTAATTCATCAACAAATAGATGCTTTACATAAAATGATTTCCAGAAAAAAAGAACTCGGTATTACTGATGCTAAAGAGTTTGCTATGCTAACTAAACAAATTATAACGAAAAAATTTGATATAAAATTAAATAGTAAAATATTAGAAGACATAAAAGCAAAGAAAAAAGCATTAGAAGAAGAAGTCCCAGTAATTAATAAAGCCAGAGATCTTACAATGAAACATCTTCGTAAAACTAAAAGAGGTTTTGAAGATGAAGCAAAATTAGCAGTTGCAACTTCAGATAAAAAAAGAATGGTCTTAGAGCAAGAAATGAAATTAAGAGATGCTCTTATAAGTAAATTAGGCGATTCAAAAGAAGCCATGGCGGCAATTAATGAAATTTTAGAAATACAAAGGGGAGAGTTTGAACATAACGCAGAAGTTATGACAAATTTTAGAAATGAACTTGAACAAGTAGATAAAATTGCTACTGGTGTTGCTAACGAAATAAGTAAAGTTGGTGATACTATTGTTGATGCTTTTTTAAGAGGTAAAGCAGGTGCATTAGATTTTAAAAATATTTTAAGAGAATTAATTATAAGTATTCAAAAAACTATAATACAAACCTTAATACTAGATCAAGTTAATAAATTTGTTAAAGATACTATAACAGGAATATTTGCACCAAAAGCACCAGTTTCAACAGTAAAATTACCACCATCACAAAAAGCAGGTGGTGGATCAGTACAAGCAGGAACACCAACGATGGTTGGAGAAAGAGGTCCAGAGTTATTTGTACCGAATACTGGTGGGGTAGTTAAAAATAATGCTGATACAAAACAAATGGTAGGAAGTGGTGGAGGAGTTAGTATAACACAAAATTTAAACTTTGCAGTAGGAGTCACTAACACTGTAAGAGCAGAAGTTATGAATATGCTTCCTGCGATACAACAATCAACAGTCAACGC